TTGTAAGGTTTGCCTTGAAAGACGATCTTCTTCACGACCTCAGTAAACTCACCTGCCTCAGCACTCAGACCAAGAGCAGCAGTCAACAGTTGAGTGACGTTGCAGTCGTTTTCAAGTTCAAGAGCATTAGTGCGAGAGAGGAAAGCAGCATAGTCCAGGGACGGATCACTGGTGGTCTCTTTCACAAACTCAACGTACTTTTCAGAATCAATCATTAGAATTTCAGTGCAGAGAATTTTTTCTTGAAATCGGTTTTCTCTTCGTAATTATACTCCTCATCGTTCCCACTGTCAAGGATATCATCCTGTGCTTTCTGCTCACAATCATAGAGACGCATCTTGGCACGGTCGATACCCACCACGAATCGTTTGTTGATGGTCGGATCATTGTATCGATTCTTCAATTGCTTCACCATAATCTGTCCCAACTCTTCCAGTTCCTCAGTTGAAATAAGGGCAAGCATAAGATCAGCAGTAGCAGGGAGACCAAAGGATTCACTAGTGTCAGTAATGTCAACATCAGAGCTACCATAACCAGAACGGGTGGTCTGGGTGGCAGATACGATAGGTACGTTCGCTTCGACAGCGAGTCCTCTAAGCTCCTCAGCAATCGACTTAACAAGTGTATAGGAATTGATATTGGCAGACCCTTTGTAACGCGAAGAGGCGCAAATATTGAGATAATCCACAAAAATGATATCA